AAGATATGAAACCAATTGATTTTCCGCAATCCACAAAGGTATTGCAAAGACCGTCCACAATGACGGAACAAGAATGTCAGTCGTTGCACGTGTGGAACGATGGCAAACAATGCGTTTCTTGTTGGAAGTTGTCTTTCAAGGAGCGCATGAATGTGTTATTTAACGGCAAAGTGTGGTTGGGGGTGTTATCCGGCAAGACACAACCGCCCGTTTTCCTTTCCGGGGAATGTGTATTTGAGAAAGCCCCGATTAAAGAGCGTTTGAGGGCTTTTTTTGCCGAAGCAAAGGAAAGTATCATTGAAGCCTTTGAAAGTGTCAGAGAAGCCGCCAAACAACCCGACAAACGCCAACATTTCATTGTTGGTGCTTTGATTGCTTTTCTTGTCGGTGTTTTGGTTGCCCCGTGGGTCGGTTTTATCGCCGGATGTCTTGCGGCAATTCTCAAAGAATGGTGGGATTCAAAAGGGCATGGCACGGTTGAAGTTATGGATGCACTTTTCACAATCCTTGGTGCGGCATTCGGTGCGCTTTTCGCAATCTTGGTGATTTGGTTGTTTCACGCAATGTTTCCGATGCTATGGCAAAGATGATTGAAACGAGGATTGAAAACCTTATCCCGGACAACAAGAATTTCAACAAGGGTACACAATTCGGTGAACACCTTATGGATGAATCCTTGCGCAAGTTCGGGCTTGGTCGTTCAATCCTTATTGACAAGAACAACCGTATCATTGCCGGAAACAAAACAGCGGAGAAAGCCGCCGACATTGGCTTTGACAATGTGATAATTGTTGAAACCGATGGCAATTCACTTGTGGCGGTCAAGCGCAAGGATATTGATTTGGATTCGGCAAAGGGTCGTGAACTTGCACTTGCAGACAACGCGACAAGCAAAGCCAACCTTTGCTTTGATACCGATTTAATCATGCAGGAAGCGGAAAAATTCGACTTTGACCCCGAAGATTGGGGTGTTCCCATTGAAGAAGAAGCCGAAGCGGAAAGCGACAACGCCGATGGTGGTAAAAAGGTGATTGACACACGTTTAATTGTTGAATGTGGGGATGTAACCAAATTGTCATTGTTATTCAGCGAGTTACAAGACCGAGGGTTTAAGTGTGAATTGAAAGAATAGTTATAAATGTAACAAAATCAACTCTAAAAAGGAGATTGAAGCATGGCAAAGTTCAGTAAAAAAACGGTGGACAAGATTGTTGGGCTTGTGAAGTCCGACACATACACCATTGCCGAGGTTTGCCGCCAAGTAGGAATAACACCGAAAACATATCACGCATGGGTCAATGATTACCCCGACTTTGCCGATGCCATTGCACAGGCAAAGGAAGAACGAATGCAATTGATGGTGATTGAAGCAAAGAAATCCTTGATGAAGAAGATTCAGGGGTACGATGTAACCGAAACCAAGGTTGTAACCGTCCCCGGAAGCAAAAAGGATGAGAGGGGCAACCCCAAGCCGATAATCAAGGAGCAAACCACCACCAAGAAGCACATTCAACCCGACACGGCGGCAATCATATTCACATTGACAAACGGCGACCCGGAGCATTGGCGCAACAGGCAGTCCACCGAGGTAACGGGAAAGGATGGCAAGGATTTGTTTGCCAACAAGACAGATGAAGAATTGGACAAGGAAATTGAGGAACTGAAAAGGAAGTTGGAGTGATGCAAAAGAGGGCGGACAAGATAAGACTATACAAGGCGATGAAAGAACGGCTTACACGTGAAAGTCGTTCCGATTTGTTGCGTTTTACCCTTTCCACGATGCCCACGTTTCGCCCGGCAGACTTTCACCGCCGATATTACCAAGTATTGACCGACTTTGCCCACGGCAACATTCGCAAACTTATGGTCTTTATGCCCCCGCAGCACGGCAAAAGCGAGGGTTCAACACGAAGATTGCCCGCTTTCATCCTTGGGGACAACCCGGAAAAGAAAGTGGCGATTGTGTCTTATAATGCGCCCAAAGCACGAAAGTTCAACCGCGAAATCCAAAGAATCATTGATTCCGAGGAATACCACGACATATTCCCCGAAACATCCTTGAATGCAAGCAATGTTACAACCGTTGCCGGGTCATGGTTGCGCAATGCCGATGAATGCGAGATTGTAGGACACCGGGGCGGATTCAAAACCGTTGGTGTGGGTGGTGCATTGACGGGTGAACCCGTTGATGTGCTGATTATGGATGATATTTACAAGGATGCGAAAACGGCATGGTCGCCGATAGTCCGTGAATCCGTTTCCGATTGGTACGATACGGTTGCAGAAACCCGACTTCATAATGATTCCCAACAATTGATTGTCTTTACACGATGGCATGAAGATGATTTGGCGGGAACACTATTGCGGCAACAAGGCACATACGACAAGGACACAAACCCGAATGGGTGGGTTGTCGTTGTTTACAAGGCTATCAAAGAGGGTGCGCCCACGGACTATGACCCAAGACAAGAGGGTGAACCCCTTTGGGCGGAAAGGCACAATCTTGACAAGCTGCAATCCATCCGCAAGCGCAATCCACAAGTCTTTGAATCCTTGTACCAACAAGACCCACAACCAAGCGAGGGTCTTATGTACGAAAGCGGCTTTTCGGAATATATCACACGCCCGGCAACAATGCGATGCAGGCGCAAAGCATACGTGGACACCGCCGACACGGGTACGGACTATCTTTGTGCAATTATCTATGATGAAACGGAAATTGCCAACTACATTGTTGATGTGCTTTACACGGCAAGGGCAATGGAGTACACCGAACCCGCCCTTGCAAAGATGCTTTCCAAACACAATGTTGCCGAATGCGTTGTGGAATCGAACAATGGCGGTCGTGGATTTGCCCGGAACGTGGAAAAGCAATGCCGGATAATGGGAAACAACAAAACAACATTCAAGTGGTTTGCCCAAACCGACAACAAGGATGTCCGCATTTTCAGCAATTCCGCAACCGTTCAGAACCTCACTATCATGCCGCAAGGTTGGAAACGCCTATTCCCTGAATTTGCGAATGCCATTTGTGGCTATCTGAAAGCCGGAAAGAACGCCCATGATGATGCGCCGGATGCTTTAACGGGAACAATCGAGCGCAGACCAAGGCGCAACAAGTCCGATGTGGCAAGTCTTTTTGGGTAGAAATATGTATCACTATAAAACAAATAAATTATGACGATTGAAGAAATTTTGAAATTGGCAAGGGAAAACAAGGGCAATGATGCCATTCCCGAATTGAAATCCCATCGTTATATCGCGCAGCCGGACACGGAAGCCGCAAACAAGGCTTTGAATCCCAAGTTGCATGATATTAACAACCCCGTCTTGCGCCCTGACAAGCGAGTGAAAACAACGGATGATGCACAAGGTGAATCGGCGCAAAAGGTGATTGACACCAACGGCGAAAGCATGAATTTCCGCACGGTCAAAGTGGCACGTGTTGCAATCGCGCTTCAAAAACTGATTATTTCCCGTGCCGTGTCGTTTTGTTTCGGCAATGCGCCGGAGTACAACAATACCCCGGAGAATGAGAAGCAAGAAATGATTGTTAAGGCATTGAACCGCATTCTTTACGATGTCAAAAGCAAGTCTTTGAACCGCAAAATCGGGCGGTCTATATTCGGTTTCAAGGAATGTGCGGAGTATTGGCACACGGTGAAAAAAGAGAAGAAGCACACCAAATACGGATTCCCGACCAACCACAAGATGCGTTGCACCTTGTTTTCCCCGGCTTATGGTGATACCCTTTACCCGTTCTTTGACGAAACCGGGGACATGGTGGCGTTTTCACGTGCTTTCAGCCGTAAGGACAGCAAGGACAATGCGGTTGATTACTTTGAAACATTCACGGACAAGGAACATTGGTTGTGGATGAACGGAAACAACGGATATGAAGTTGTACCCGGTTATCCCAAACCCGTTGCCATTGGCAAGATTCCAATTATCTATGGACACCAACCGAAGTTTGAAACCGAAGATGTGGATGCCCTGATTGATAGATTGGAAACCTTGCTTTCCAACTTTGCCGACACCAACGACTATCACGCAAGCCCGAAAATCTTTGTTACCGGGCAAATCAATGGTTGGGCAAAGAAAGGCGATTCCGGCGCAGTCATTGAGGGAGAGGATGGCGCAACCATGCAATATGTGTCATGGCAGCAAGCCCCGGAAGCGGTTAAGTTGGAGATTGAAACCCTTTTGAAACTGATTTATACAATCACGCAGACACCCGATATTTCCTTTGATTCGGTCAAGGGGCTTGGGGCGATTTCCGGGGTTGCGTTGAAGTTGCTTTTCATGGATGCGCATTTGAAAGTTCAAGATAAGTGCGAAATCTTTGATGAATACTTGCAACGCCGTGTGAACGTGATTCTTGCTTATATCGGCATGATGAACACCACACTTGAAGAAGAATGCGACCAAGTAGAGATTGAACCCGAAATTGTGCCGTACATGATTACAAGTGATTTGGATGATTTGAATTATTGGCTAACCGCCAACGGCAACAAGCCCGTGATTTCACAAGAAGAATCGGTTGAGCGTGTCGGATTGTCCAAAGACCCGACCAAGACAATAGAGAAACTTAAATCGGAGCAATCCGCTGAAAATTCATTTATGATTGGTGAACCTCAAATTGATGTCGATGCGTAAGATTCTATTTGCAATAATGATGGTGTTGTTCCTTGCAGGATGTGAGGAAAGCCCGGTAAAAGGGTATGTTGTTGGTAAAAGGTTTATTCCGTCACATACCACCACGCAATATAATGTCGTATTGAAAAGACCTACAACAACCCACCATTCCGATGAATGGGTTGTGTGGGTCGCTGATTCATGCCATATCCACCGCGTACACGTTGATAAAAGCACGTTTGAACGCTTGAATCATGGTGAATATGTAACATCAAAAGGAACGTACTATGGCAAAGAAGAAAGCAATTGAAAAGACAAAGTACCATTGCCGTGATTGTGCGCATTCATACGATTGGCACGAAATAGGGGCAAACGGCAAGCCATTCATGTGCCGTTGCCCTTATTACACCGATGGCAAGTATTGCCGTTTCTTGTCAGACCCTCAATGTGAACACTTCAAAATCCGTCAATAATGGCAAAGCGACAAAAGACAACCCGGTTTTCGATACAGGCATTCGACAATGCCCATTACAGGACAACGGAACAATATGCACGTGCCGTTGATGCGTTGTTTGATGTAGCGACAAAGGAAATATCCCAAGCCGCCGCAAGGGGTAAGATTGACCCCGACAAGCCCTTTTCCTTTGATGATTACCCTAAAATAAAAGGGGTGATGCAAGATGTTACCATACAACTTGCCGACCGTCTGACAACCACAATTGAAACCGGGTCAAAGAAACAATGGTTGTTCGCTTGCAAAAAGAATGATGGCTTCATTGCATCCATATTCAACACAAGCAAGTTGAGCAAGGCGCGGTTGAACAAGATGCAAGACCGCAACTTGGATGCTTTGCAAGCCTTTCAGGGGCGCAAGGTTGAGGGGTTGAACCTTTCGGAACGTGTTTGGAAGTACGTTGGGCAATACCGGGAACAGATGGAAACCGCCCTTGATGCAGGATTGGGCGAGGGTCGCAGCGCACAACAATTGGCAAGGGATGTCAAGCAGAACTTGAAAGACCCGAACCGATTGTTCCGCCGTGTCCGTGATAAGCGCGGCAACCTTGTGTTGTCAAAGGCTGCAAGGGCTTTCCATCCCGGACGGGGTGTTTATCGGTCAAGCGTGAAGAATGCCCAAAGGCTTACCCGTTCAGAAATCAACATGGCTTATCGTGAAAGTGATTGGCAAAGGTGGCAATCGCTTGATTTTGTCGTTGGCTATGAGATTGTAAGAAGCAACCATGAACCGTTGTGCGAATGTGATATTTGCGCCCGTCTTGTTGGCAGATACCCCAAAACATTCAAGTTTATTGGGTGGCATCCACAATGTATGTGTTATGCAATCCCTATTCTGATGGATGAAGAAACCTTTGATGATAACGAGTTGGGCGACCTCAAAGCGGCATTGCGTGGTACAACCTACAAGCACAAGCAAGCGGCAAACACCGTTACCGATGTGCCGGACAGCTTCAAAGTGTGGGTGAAAGACCATATCGAAGCGCAAAAGGGTTGGAGTTCCACCCCCTATTTTATCCGGGACAACTTCAAGAATGGTGATTTGTCCAAAGGGTTGAAACTGAATGTTATTCCACCACAACCCAAAATTGACCCGATACAAGAAAAAATCAATTTGTTGCAGCCCCAAATCGCGGCAATTCGCCAAATTTGTTCCGAATGGGGTATTGATACGAATGCACTTGATGTTGCCATAAATAACCGTGAGCCAAATGCGATTGTTTCCGCAATTAGCGCATTGAAAGAACGTGTAAACAATGCAATGGGTGCATTGAAAGTGTACCTTGCAGATGCAACGGCAACGGTCAAGGAAGCCAAAGAACATGATGTTGATGCAACCGATATTGTAAATGATTTACAAGAAATCAATTCCGATAAGCGCAAATGGGTATTGAACAAGGCTTCAATCTTGAATGGGTTGCAGAATCTTAAAAATAAAATCAAAGCAAGCATCCAAGGCAAAGATGATGTCGTTGAGATTAAAGCCCCGGATTGGCAATTTAAGCCCGACAAGACAAAGGCGACAAATGCGGAACGGCTTTCAACCTTATTGGACAATTTAGAACACTTCTATGGGAAAGAATCACGATTCCAAGGTTATATTGATACCGCCCGCGAAAAGATTACAAACGGAGAATCTGAAAGGTGGCTTGGTTATGAATTAAAGTCTTGGTCAAGCCATAAAACCTTAATGAGTGGAAAGGCAAAGCCTTGTTTTGTTTCAATCAATCACTTGCAGGAGCTGAAAGGGATTACCCCAACAAGTATTCCGAAGCAATGGCGCAAGGCGTACAATGATGCAATCAAGGTGATAAATGGACATGATTTTGTAAACAAGGGCTATGAAAGTGTATATGTGCATATTGAAAAGGCATATAACATCTATAAACTTGCATCTTTGAAAGAAGTTAAGCAAATGGGATTTGAAAATGTATCGCCAAACACCCCATACAACATATTTACCGAGTATGTGAAAAAGATACCCGGCATGATGGAAGCGTTGCCGAGCAAAGAATTTTTTGATTCACTCAAAGAATTTGTCCCATTGGTAGCCTTAAAGAGTGGTGCGCATTATTCGCCAACTTACAAATATGTGAATATATCTTTTGATAAAGATAACATTGAACGTATGACCAAATCACCTTGGTTTAGAAAAGGGTTGTTCTATCACGAATTTGGACACGCTTTCGACCATCAAATTAAACTTAAATCCAATAGTGAACTAACGGCGGTTTATAATGGATGGAAAAAGATTATCAATGCCGGAGAGGGCGAAAGGCTTAAAGGGATTGTTCAAGAAAAACTTAATAAGTTTGATGCGGATTTCGACAAATACAGGGATGAAACTTGGGCAAAGTATTCAGAATTAAAACAAAAGGGCAAAACGGATGAAGCCGACAGATTGAAAAAGGAATTGTTTGCGAAAGCGGATGAACAAGAAGCGTTGAAGATGGAGTTCAACGAAAAACTTGGTGCATTCACTGATTGCTTGCAAGCTGCAATCAATGGTCATAAATTCATTCAACCAAGGGGGCATGATGTCAAGTATTGGACACAAGAAAAGCAACTTGCCGAATTTATTGCCCATTGTTCTGAAAACTATTGGGGCGGCAACCCTATATTCAAAGAGATTGCGCCCCAATTGTATGATGATATGCGAAGAATCATTGAAAAGTATATGGCAAAACCTTAATCAAGCCATATTTTGAATTTTTCTTTCATTTCAACATCTTCTTCATTTTCGTTGAAAATGTATGAGTACCGAAAATGCTTGTTGTCATTGATTGCTTTTCGCAACATGGCAACAGCATTTTTTTTATCCAAGTCTGTTCCTAACTTGAAAATTTCAACGAGAACACGACCGGGGCTTAATAACCGCCCCCATTCTTCAATTTGCTTGTCGGACAAATCCTTTTTGTCCTTAATACCAAGCCCGATGCAGTATTGTTCAATTTTCATATTTGGGGATTTTGTCTATTCGTTTTCTTTCGATGGATAACACCCTTGCGGATGATGCACTTTTTGTTCTGATACGGCTTTTCTTCTGTTATGCCGTATGCCCACAACCGAGCCTTTGACACCCCCAAATCTTGCGGGGTGAATTGGTCAAAGATGGCGGATATTGAACCGAAATATCGGTGCAATGCGCCCTCCAAACACACGTGATATATTGTATTGCCATTCATACACTTTGTTTTTTAGGTATGCCCAAAGCATCAAAAAGTAAAGTTTGAAAGAATTGAAGTGTGGGGCAAGTTCCCCAAAACACCGTTTCCCATTCATTTATGCCAATGGCATTCATTTCAATGTGTGTTTCAACGCCATGCGAATTATCAACCAAAATATGGACGCGATATTGCGCATGATTAAGATTTGCGCCGGAACATGGTGCGTCAAGGTTTATGTAGTCGGTTTCAAAGCCAAAACCACCACAACTTGAACGCCCGGTGAACTTAAATCGGCTATCATCATGCAATGATTGCACGATTGTATTAAACAAGATAGATTCGTTATGTTTCATTGTATATATATCACTATGTCTAAAAGGGCAACAAATATGGCTGCATATATGGCAATTATGGTAACAGGTAGTCCAATGTTGGTGTATCATATTTTATCTTTGATTATTTCAACAATCTTTTCCATTTCATCAACCGACAACGAATTGATTTTGTCGTAATACTTGAAGAATTTGGAAATCGTACTTCTTAATGAATTGCGGTGTTTTTCCATGTTGAAGTCTGAAATATCTTTTTCGGTTGCAAGGCGGCATTGTTTGTATGAATCACCAACCATTGAACCGTCTTTTTTCCAAAAACGATATGACCCAACTTCAAATTGCTTTGGCGTTGTCCGCGTAACCTTGTCAATGACAATTGAACTATGCCAACCACCCATTGAGAAAATGACGGTATCACCCACTTTGATATTATCTAAATTTGTCCCATATTGTTATTTTCAAAGTAAATCCATTATCGTTGTAATACGTTGTAGAACAGCAGCTTTTTATTTGCAAACTAAATCCTTTGCGTAAAGTCAAACCATTCACGGGGCGAATTGACCGCCGCTTTCTTCACCTTTCGATAAAAGGCTTTGTTCAGTTTGCGTAACCTTGCCAACGCTTCACGCGGTTGCCAATGGAAGTTCGGCATGACTTCATTGTTTGCCATGTAGATGCCGCCTTGTTTTGGCTCAAAGTGTGCAAAGGCAACCAAGTGTCCATCCTTGACAAAAACGACCTCCGAAACGGCTTTATTTGCCTTGTCGTGTGATGTCAAACGCTTGCAGCCCGTGTAATACTCCACAATCTTGCGTTGTTGTTCCATTGCGGCTTTGACCTTTTCTTGCTGATTGTGCCGGAAATCACGCAAGTTCCGGGCAACCGTCTTTCGGTATTCCGCAACATTGATTGGGTCTTTCCCGGTTGCCATATCATACGGCAACAATCCATCCGCAAACATCTTGACCGCACGGGCAAAGTTTTCTTTGTCCACAACCTTTGTTTCAAGTTCGTTCAGGAACTCCACCGACAACCCATATTTGGTTGCGAGTGTTTCAATTGTCTTTTCCATACAAAAGTAATTATTTTATTTAATATAACCGTCAAATAATGACATTGATTTTTGTTTTGCCAACCATTGTTGTGCATTCTCGTTGCTTATCCACCATTGAAAGCATTGTTCCGGGGAATCGAAATTGTCATAATGTCCTTTTTCCATTAGTTCACGGATTGCCCGGATGTAAATGCGTTCAGCGACCAAAGGGAACATTTCAAGTTCTTTCCGCTTTTGCTTAACTGATGCAAGAGGGCAAAACAAGCATCCTATCCGATGAACCCCCAAGTCGTACAAATCGCAATAAGGCATATTGTTCCCATGTATGAAGTCCCAAACATCATTGTCAGACCATTTGAATATCGGGGAAATAACAACCTTGTCTTTGCCTTTGATGCAATAAACTTTAATGTCATTGTCCAAGTCGAACAATTGCCCGTCTGATTGTTCATGCACCAAGCAATCATTCTTTATTTCAAATCCAACACCCTTTTGCCCTATCACTTCAATTTGCTTTCGGTTTGCCCGTCTTGCACTTTCGGCAGCACGCACGCCAACACAAGTGACAGACCCCGCCCCGGCTTGTTCTTTAAGGATTGCACAACAATATCTTGCTTGTCTTGTTGGCAACAACTTCTTTTGAAGAATCAATTGGCGCATATTCTTTTGGGGCAAATTCAATTTCACATTGGGATAATTTGCACGGACAAACCGCATGAGATTCGGAGAATCCACGGATGTAACTTGCATTTCCGCGTGATATTTGCACCCGGACAATTCCATTAAAGCAAGTAACACTTGGGAATCCTTGCCGCCGGAAAACGCAACGTGAAAGCCCTTGTCGGACATTCTTAACGCCAAAGATTCAGCCTTTCGGATGAATCTTACAGCTTCCTTTTCTTTATTTAGTAGTGATTGTTTGAACATCTTTGTATCTGTTACATTTATAAGCGACCGGATAAATTGGATGAAATTGTTTGGCAAGAATATAATCCTTTTCCCAATCTTTGCCATACATGGAAACGATGGTTAAGTGCTTCTTTTTGTAAGCGCATTCCTTACCATGTGGGCAAGACTTATGCAAACAATATGCGTTTCTATCTATCGGCATAGTTTCCATGTTGTTGTGTATGCGCACCGTTCAACTTCATTGTGCCTTTCGGCAACCCCTTTTTCGATAAGCTCCGGGATAAGGTCGTGGGGGATAAATACGCCCCACCCCTTGCCCTTTTCAGGGAATACACGAATTGAAGAACCATCCTTTTTCAGATAGCCAATTTTGAAATAATTGGATGAACCACACCATCCATCATAATACGATATTGTCTTGCCGATAAGGGCTTGTTTGATTTCCTTGATTAACATTGTGCGAAAGTATTTGTGGGGCGGTTGCCCGCCCCCGGTTAAACATTAGATGAACGCCACTTTTTCACGTGGGATGCCGACCTTCCAACAATGAATCATAACATCCTTTTGGTCGCGGTATGCGCAAAGAATGGCATTGTCTGAAAGGCGGACAAGCTGAAAATAAAAGTTTCCCCGGTGGGGTTGTTGTAAACGTAATCAACAACATATTCGGCGTTGTCGTGAATGGGGTATTTGTCTTGAAATAACTTCATGGCGGTAAGTATTAACGTGTTGCGAAATCTTTTACTTGGCGTTTGCCTTTTGCGGTAAGCCTTACGAAATAGCCATTCTTGCCGCCCTTGGGTGCATCATTGCCTGTTTCATAATCAATTCCGAGCATTGACAATCCTTGTTCAAGGTTTGCCGAACTATCATGCAACGAAATGTTGCGACCGTGCCCCGCCCAATATACAGGGCGCATTGTGCGTTCCGGGTTGTTGAGCAATTCAACAACTTCTTCATACTTCTTTGCCAAAGCACCGCCCTTTGTGTAAAGGTGCTTTTCAATTCTTGCTTGTAATGTTTCCTTTTTCATTGTTGCGAAATATAATTGTTTTGTTATTCGTGTGTTATAGTAATACACCGCAAAGGTAATTGTTTTATTTAATATAACAAGCAAAATTGCAAGAAAAATGCGTCTGCAATGCAAAAATGTGGATAAGTAAAGCATAAGTCGGGGGCAAAACTTACGTGTATTACTATAAAACACCGTAATTTTGTTTCAAGATTTGTAACACATTAAACCATTTGAAGATGAAAGAAAAAATTTTGGCATTACTGATTGCAAAGTTTTCAGGCGTGCGAAAAGATGTCCTTAACCACATGGCACGCGCTTTTGCGTTACAGGTGGCAACGGAGGACGAAGCGAAAACCCTTGTCGATAAAATCACCGATGCGCAAGTGAATGAGTTTGTCAAGGAGGTTCGCGCAGATGTGGACAAAGAGGTGTCCGAGAGCAACAAGACCTTTGAAGCGAACTTGAAAAAGAAGTTCAATTTCGTTGCCAAACAAACCGAACCCGGCGGCAAGGGCGGCAATGGTGAACCTGACCCCAACGACATTTCCGCAGTTGTCAAAGCAGCGGTTGCCGAAGCGGTTAAGCCTTTCCAAGAAAAGTTGTCGGCTTATGATGCGGACAACATCGCAAAAGCAAGGCTTCAAGCATTGAACGAGAAGTTGAACGGATGCAAGGATGAGAATTTCAAGGCGCAAACCCTGAAAGACTTTCAGCGCATGAACTTCAAGGACGATGCGGATTTCAACGAATACTTGACGGCAAAGGCGGCGGACATCGAAACCGCAAATCAGAACGTGGCAGACGACAAGTTGAACAACGCCGGGGGAAGCCCGCTTTTCTCACAGAAAGAAGAAAGTGGTATTTCCAAGGATGTTGCCGATTACGTGGAAAGCCAAAAGCCCGGTAAAGACAATTTCACGGGCAAGGAAATTTAACTTTTAATTTTTCAAACGTATGTCATTAACGATTAAACGAAAGAAAGACAACCGCGTTGTGAAGTGCATTCTTCACCGCGTTGCCGACATTCCCGGTGGTGTAACGGTTTCCGTTGCCAATTTGGGCGGTTCGGCATTGTTTGAGGGTACACCCCTTGCCGTTGGCGATAATGGCTTGTATGTCGTATGTAAGACCGCGCAGATTGTAACGGCTGCAACCGCAACCGCGACAACCTATGAAGTTGCAAAGGGACACCACTTCAAGGTGGGCGACCGTTTCGCAACCGATGCTTGCAATGGTCAGCTTATCACGGCGATTGACAAGACCGACCCGGCAAAAGATGTTATCACCGTTGGCACAACGCTTGGCGCGGCTATCACCGCCGGAACGTGCGCATTTGAATCCAAGGGCGCGGACAAGACATTGAAGAACACCCCGGTTGCCATTGCGGGGTCAAACTATGATGTCGAGAATCCCGACAACTTGTTTGTGGATGCGTGGGTTATCGGTGTTGTACGTAAAGCCAATGCCCCGGTTGTGAACAATGCCATCCTTACGGCATTGAAAACCATCGCTTATGTTTAACCCTTAAAAGTAAACCAATATGCAGAAAACATTGATGGTTGGGTTGAATGAAAAGGACATGGAAGCCGTAATTCGTACTTACGACTTAAAGGACTATTATTATCCAACCCTTTTCCCACTGAAAGAAACGAACTTCTTAACGTGGAAGATGCTTGAAGCGCAATCCGGCTTGAAGATTGCCGCCGACCTTGTTGCAAGGGGTGCGACAATTCCAAGAAAGACCCGTGAAGCGATTTCAAGAATCCAAGGTGATATTCCCAAAATCACCATTTCGCGTGAAAAGAACGAAGATGAATTGACCGAATACGACATTATGGTTGCAATGTCGAGCAACAACCCCGACTTGAAAGCACTTGTCGAATTTTGGGCGGAAGATACCAAGTTTTGTTGGGATGGCGTTGCAGCTCGTGCCGAATGGATTGCATTGCGCCAAATTTCGCTTGGAAAGGTCAAGTTCACCAATTCCAACAACGCGGCAGTCGTAACGGAATACGATGTTGATTACATGATTCCGGCAGAGCAGAAAATCGGTGTCGCAACGGCATACGATTCCGGCACTTCTGCAAAGCCTTTGACCAAGGACATTCCCGCCGCCTTGAAGTTGGGCAGAAAGTTGTATGGCGCAAAGTACAAGTTCGCCTTTATGAATGTAGATACCTTTGAAAAACTTGCTTCACAAGAAGAAGTTTGGAAGAAGTGTTCTTCTTACATTCAGAATGCGACAGGTACGCAGGATGCGCCCGACCTTGCGACCGTGAACGCATATCTTGCCAAGAAGAATGAATTGTACCGTGGCTTGCAGATTATCGTGATTGACCAAGACATTACGATTGAACTTGCCGATGGTTCGCGTATCACCTCAAACCCGTTTGAGGATGATGTGATTCTTTTCTCCGAAAGCAAGGTACTTGGCAACACCTATTGGAAAAAGCCGATTGATGCCAAGAAGATGCCCGGCAGCGTAGCCGAAAAGGTTATGCATGGACATACCCTTGTCAAGAAGTATTCCAATGAATCGCCCGTTCAGGAAGTAACCGAGGGAATTGCAAACCTTTTCCCCGCTTGGAATCTTGCCGGGCGGTCGGTACTCATGCAGACCAACGCAACATCTTGGAATAAGAACTAAACGACCGATGGGGCGTGAAATATCGCCCCAAAGGTCTTTTGCAAGAAGTAGGACGAAATGACAAACAAAGAATACATTACCAAATCATTGAATGGACTTAACATTTCGGATGATGATATTGATATTATCATGTTGAAAGGTTCAGTCGATGCAGACGCGCCCGCCGATGCGAATGCTTGCGATATGGCAGTTTATCACAGAATGTCGGCGGTGATTAAGGGCATGACACAAAACGTGTCCGAGGGTGGATATTCTATTTCATGGAATATGGAAGCCGTAAAATTGTTTTATGCGGCATTGTGCAATGAATTGGGTGTTGAAAACGTGCTTGTCAATCGCCCCAAAGTCCGCGACCGTTCAAATTTTTGGTGATTATGGCATTTGTGAAGCAATATCCACATTTCCTTTTCATTGAGGAATCAACCGAAAGCATCCAAGATGCGGATGGTAATTGGACGGAATGCACGGTGTCGCGCAAGTTCTTGTCCATGTGTCGTGAGGAATCGGACGGCAGGGGTACGGAATTTCAGGTTGCCGGGGGTGAATACCACAAGGCAACATCCGTTATCCAATGCCCAAAGAATTGCCCAAGGGTAAACAAAGGCGCAAGGGTGTTGATTGCAAACGACCCCGAATGTGCGGATGTCCGCATTGAGGGAATTTGCTTGAACTTTGACCCGGCACAACTTCATTCAAGGTTATGGGTATAAAGGCGAATTTCACGAAAGATGATGTCAAGGCGCGTTTCGATGCGTTTCTTGATGAAATCCAAAGGAAGCAGATTGCGAGGTTGCAAAGGCTTGGCGAAATGTGCTTGATTGAAGCCCGGACGAATAAGGGTTATATGATGCAGACAGGCGCATTGCTTTCTTCAACGGGTTATTCCGTCTTTGTTGATGGTGTCGCCGTACATACCCAATTTGATGCCGCAAGCGGCGCACAAAGCGAAGCAGCCGCAAAAGGTGTCAAGACAGGACAAACCATTGCCGACCAAATAGGCAAGGAAACAAAGGGCGTTGCCCTTGTGGTTGTCGCCGGAATGAATTATGCCGCCTATGTCGAAGCAAAGGGAAAAAACGTGCTAACAAGCGCGGAACATCTTGCAGAACGGGAATTGCCCCGGATGTTGGAAAAGTTGATTAGTAACATTAAACGTGCAGCAGAATGAAAACCCCATTTGATACCGATGCAATCTTGTTTGGCTTGCTTGATGGCAAAACATCAATCAAGGGTGGTTGTTATGTCGGGGATGACAGACCCGAAGATTCAACCGATGAAGATATTGTTGTGAACACAATTGATTTGCCGCAAGACAGCTTGCCGCAAATAGGCACTTCAAACATCAACATCTATACCAAGGACACAAGCAAGAAAATCAAAGGTAAGATGCAGGTTTCAGCCAACCGCACGAGATTGAAAGCCTTGGCAGATGAAGCCACGGCGATAGTGAGAAACGCGAATATCAAAGGGTTAAAAGCCATTGTCGGCAACATGGTAATCATGAACGAGCCGACAACCAAACAACACTTTGCAAACATTCGCATTGATTGGAACATTCAAATTGATTAAATCATGGCAGAAAACAAAAGAACATCCCTTATTACACTTGGACTTTCTGAAATCCAAGTTGGTGCAGCATCCAAAGAGGGAACAATGCCAACCGCATTGAACAAGATTGGCAAGACTTACAAGGACACTTGCAAGATTGCCCAAGATTCCGCCGATGTAACGGAGCATTACGAAGAGGGTATGGCAGCCCCCGAAGTGCGCAAGAAGTCGCGCAAGATTCCCCGTTTGACATTCTCCATTATGGATGCCAATGTGCAAGACTTGGTGGATTATGTCGGCGGTGAGAATATCGGCTCGGAAACCGAACCTAAATGGGGCTATGACGGCAACGAAGTTGTTGCGAACAAGGCAATCTATGTCAAGACCGAACAGGGCTTGGACTTCGAGATTCCTAACGGCGACATTGAAGCGGTTATCAACGCGGATATGTCGGCAAAGGGAATTTTCCTTGTTGATTTCACCGTTACCCCTATGGCAGTAGATGCCGGAAAAGCGTTGCGCGGTATTCCTAAGAAAACCACCGCTTAATCGGGGCAAGTCAGAAACCCGAAGCCCCGGAACACTATTCCGGGGCTTTATTTTATTAAAAGGATATGAACGAAGAAAAGAAATTTGAACAAGAACGCAAGGAATTAAACACCTTGATAAACAAAGGCGTTTCGTTTGAAGTCAAGGACATTGAATTTGAAACCCACAAGCGATTCTTTGGATTGGTGAAGAAGCGAACCCCAAAAGAGGTGAAGCGCACGTTCACAATCGAGGAAGTAACACTTGCGACCCTTGACCGCCTTTCATCTGAATGGATAGAAATTGCCATTGATGATAATGCGATGAAGTCCAATGACGGAATGAAAATCGCCCGTGGACTTGCCAAAGAACACGCGGTGCGTTGCGCAAGAATCATTGCCATTGCCGTTTTGGGTGAAAATCGGTTGATTCCTTGCCCTTGCAAGGGCGGAACACGTTGGGTTGAGGATGTGAAAGCCCTTGACGAATTGACGGCATTATTTGCAAGGAGAATCAAGCCATCAAGATTGTACCAACTTTGTGTCCTTGTCAATGCGATGTGTAACCTTGGGGATTTTTTGAACTCTATTCGATTGATGTTGCCGGAAAGAACCACAATGCCGAATCGGATAGAGGAAAACAACGAGGTCTAAATAGTCCACACGGGCGGCGTGGCGCGATATGTGAACATTTCGGATGGACTTATGACTACCTTTTACACGGCATTGCATGGTCAATCGTTCAACGCATGATGATTGATGCACCAAGTTACGACTTTGAGGATAAGCCGGATGTGCAGGAAATCAAATTGACGGAGGACAACAACGAACAGATTATGAACTTTGTAAACTCAATGATGTAATGGCAGAAATTGACGGCGGGGCATTATCATTCAAATCAATAATGGATAATGACCAACTAAACGGAGCGATTGAAGAAACCTTGCGGCGCGTACAAGGTTTTTCCGATGCCGTTGTTGGGTCAGGTGATGCGATGGATTCAACCACAAAAGAAATGGTTGAATGTATCGAGATACAAAAAAAAGTCATTCAGGATTTGGAAACCACCGTTTCCGAACTGAATGCCCGTATTGATTCAATCGAACCGGGAGACGCGCAAAATGTGCTGATTGAACAAGCGAATGCCGCAAGAAAAGAACTTGACGAAGAAAGAAAAGGCTTGGCGGCGTTGGAAAGCCAATTGAACACCATGCAACAAGCCAATGCGGGTGCGGCGATGTCCTTTGAACAAGTCCGTTCCACGCTTGGCGAAATCGGTGCGGCTTGTGAGATACACGAAAAGACACTTGCAAGCCTTGAAGCGGAATATGACAGATTGGGCGCGGAAATGGGCAAAGCCTATATGTCCGGGCGTGATGATGAATATATTGCCTTGAAGCAGCAACAAACCGCGATTCAAGGTGAAATCCGTGTTCGCAAGTCATTGTTGAATGAGTTGCGCGACCAATCGAATGCCCTTGAAGAAGTGGCAACCAAGATTGAAACGGAACGTGCCAATGTTGAAAAGGCGGCAAATGCCCATACTTCTTTGCGCTCAAAAATCCGTGAGGTCAAGGAAGAAATGGCAAACTTACGTGCCAACGGCATTGATGAAAATTCGGCAGCTTACAAAAACCTTGTCAATGAGTTGGGACGCTTGCAAGACATTCAAGGCGATATTCAGGCGCAAGGCTCTATCATGGCGAATGATGAAAACCAATTCGCGGGTATGTTGTCCGGCTTGCAAGGTGTTGTCGGCGGATTCACAGCCGCCCAAGGTGCGGTTGCCCTATTCGGTGCGGAGAATGAAGAATTACAGCGTATAATGTTGAAAGTGCAATCCCTTATGTCTATAACGATGGGATTGCAACAAGTGGCGCAAACCTTGAACAAGGATTCCGCTTTTTCGCTTGTTACGTTGAACAAGGCAAAAGAATGGTGGAACAACCTTTTGGATGTCGGGCGTGGAAAGCAGATTGCAGACACGGCGGCAATGGAAGCCAACACGGTTGCCCAAGCGACCAACACAGCATCAAAGACAGCCGGAGCAACGGCAGAAACCGCAAAGGCGGCGGCACAAACGGCAGGAACGGCAGCAGCCGAAGCGAACACGGTTGCCCAAGGCGTGAACACGGCGGCAACTGGAGCGCAGACCGTGGCGGCAACCGCCGGAACAGCCGCAAATATCGGTCTTGCGGGAGCATTCCGAATGGTGGGCGCGGCGATTAAGTCCATCCCCGTATTCGGTTGGATTCTTGCGGGCATATCCGCATTGATAGCCCTTGTTTCCCACTTTGTCGGCAAGGCTAACGAAGCAAAGAAAGCACAAGAAGAATGGTATAAATCCGTTGCGGAAAACGTGTATAAGCCCGTTGCGGTGATTGAAGAATTGTCCGTGAAGTGGAATCAGCTTGGGGACAACTTGGAAGCCAAGAAAAGATTTATCGAAGCCAACAAAAAGGCTTTCGATGATTTGGGCGTGTCCATCAATGATGTACGGGATGCCGAAAACCTTTTGAGCGACCCGGCGCAAGTTCAAAAGTTCGTAAACGCCCAAATCAAAAAGGCAGAAGCCATGATTTACGTTCAACAGGCACAAGAAAAGGTGAAAACCTTGATGGAGCAAGAACAAAAATACAAGAATATGTCCGATACAAGAAGTATGTGGGTGCAGACTTCAAATTTCGGCACGGGGTATTATGTGCAAGTTCGCAACAAGGAAAAAGATGAATTGAAAGTTGCCAATGAAGCATTGCGCAAGGAGATTGAACAAGGATTCAAAAATGCGGCAGCGGCGGAAACCGCCGGGGCAACAATTCTTAAAAATGCCGGAATTGATGGGGCGAACACGTACAAAGACGGAACTTTGGGAGCAATCCAAGAAGCCATCCGCACAAAGCAAGAAGCCTTGAACACCCTTACCAACAACGATGACTATAAAAAAGCCATGAAAGAAATTGAAGATTTGCAGAAGCAAGCCGACAAAATCACCGGGGCAAAGAGAACAACCGGGGGTGGCGGTCGAAGTGGTGGCGGCAAATCGAGTACCCAAGACCCATTCTTGGAAAAATTGGCAAAATACAAGTCCGAATATACCCGGTTTATGAAATGGATAAATTCGGGTGATGAAGTGTTGGTAAAAGCCGCCAATCAAGAGTTTGGAAAGTTGCTTCAAGAGGGCGCAACATATATTGAGTATCTGAAAAACCAACGGGACACCATCTTGCAAGTTGATGTCGCCAACCGCACAAAGGCGCAAAACAAGCAGTTGCGCCAACTCAACGATGCCATTGCCGAGGAAACCAAAAACACGGTATTGGAAGCATTCAACAATGAGTTGTCCGAACAATTGACCAACGCGAAATCAATCCTTGAAATGCTGAATATCATTGAGAAGAAGCGCAAGGAGTTGTCCGGCGATGGCACGGAATTGGACAATGCCAAGAAAGAAACCTTGGACACCGCCGAAAAGGATGCCCAAACCAAGCTGAAAGAAGAAACGGAATCTTTGCTTGAAGAATATGCGTCCTACATGGAGAAAAGGCGGCGCATTGATGAACAATACAATGCCGACATTACCTTGCTTAATCAAAGACGCGCACAAGCCCAATCGGATTCAGAACGTGCCGAAATAGATGCGGCGATAAGAAACCGAACACGCAAGTATGAAACCGACACCAAGGGTTCGGGAAACACCGATTATGATGCGATGTTGGCGGATTATGGCACGTTTGAGCAGCGCAAGCAAGCAATCATTGATTCTTATGCCGAAAAGCGCAGAATCACGGAAGAAATGGGCAATCAAGATATGATTGATGCACTTGACAAGGCACAACAACAAGCCTTGTCAAAGTTTGCCCTTGACCAAATGAAGATGTCCCCGGATTGGGAACTGATGTTTGGCGACCTTGACGGAATCACCACCAAGAAACTTGAAGAATTGATTGCAAAAATCAATGGTCTTGATGGTGCGTATCTTGGCATTGAGTTTGACCCGAAAGACCTTGAAACCCTGAAAAAGAAAATAGAGGAAATGAAAGATGAAATCCAAGAACGCAATCCGTTCAAGGCTTTAATTTCCTCAATCAAGGACTATTCAAAGGCGGCAGACAGCGAGAGCAAGAAAAAGGCTTTATCCAATATGTTTGAGAGCGCAACCGGGGCGATTGACCTTGTGAAAGGCTCACTTGATGCGGTTGTGTCCGGCATGGACAAAATGGGTATTGCGATGGATGAAAACACGCAAGCGATATTGGGTGATATTGGTGGAATCCTTGACGGTGCAAGTCAGATTTCCCAAGGCATTGCAACGGGCAACCCTTTGTCCGTCATTCAAGGCTCTATCGGCTTGCTTTCATCCGCATTTGACTTGTTCAATTCCCGCGACCGCAAGGCGGAAAAGCAAATCAAGAAGCATCAAAAGGCTATCAAAGACCTTGAAAACGCATACAAGCAACTTGAATGGCAGATTGACAAGGCTTTGGGTGCTGATGTGTACGAGGGACAAATGCAAGCCATTCACAACATGGAAGCACAACGCCAGCACTTGCAACAAATGTGGGAAGCCGAGGAAAGCAAGAAGAAAACCGACCATGACAGGGTAAAGGATTTCAAGGAACAATATGCGGATTTGGGACGGCAAATTGAAGATATGTATGATTCCATTTCCAAGGACATATTACAGACAGATGCAAAGGATTTTGCCGGGTCATTGGGCGATTCCCTTGTTGAAGCATTCAAAAAGGGTGAAGATGCTTCAAAGGCATTTGAAACAACCGTGAATGAAGTGTTGCAAAATGCAGTCGTGAACCAATTGAAAAAACGATTCCTTGAACAACAATTGCAAGGTGCGCTTGACCAATTGGAATCCAACATGGGATATTGGAATGGTGATGATTTCGTGTTTGACGGTCTTACGGATGCCGAGATTGAAGCGTTCAAAAGAAAGGTGCAAGCAGCCGCCAACAACTACAATCAAGCCTTGGGCATTTATTCAGACTTGTTCAAAGACATAACGGGCGATGAGGATGCCGACACATCTTTAACGGGAGCGGTCAAAGGTGTAACCGAGGAAACCGCAAGCATTGTTGCCGGACAAATGAATGCAATCCGTATCAACCAACTTGAAGCAACGGCGGTATTGCGGCAATCCTTGCAGCAATTGAACATGATTGCGGCAAATACCCAATACAACCGATATTTGGTGAAGATTGACCGTATCATTTCATTGTTGGAGAAATCCGGCGATTCGTTACGCTCACAAGGTTTGTCTTAAAGTGTATCACTATAAAACGAAGATAAAATGAATCTATCAAAAGAACTTGCAGCCCGCGCCCGCAAGAATGGCATTTGCCAAGAATGGCACGACAAATTGTTGTCCCTGAATGATAAGGATGCAATGTGTGAAATGTATTTGCGCGGCATTGATTTTTGCATTTCCAACAATTACCCCGGCAATGACTTCATAAGAAGCCATTTCAGGGGTGTTATGGAGAAACACGGGGTTTTCCTTGATGATGCCGTGAAAGTCGAAAATAAGCCCAAATGCGTGTGTTTGGGGGCTTGTTCCGGGCGGTTTGATGCAAACGGATTCAATGCGTGTGAAGTCTTTGTGAAAGATGATTCGGAAATTACAATCGTGGCAAAGGATAATTCCTTTGTCATGGTTGATGTATTCGATAATGCAACGGTATTGATTCATGCGCACGACCGGGCAAAGGTGTGTGTGAACCGATTTGGCGGCATGGTGCAGCATTGCGCCGATGGTGATTCAACAATAAAGATTCGAGAAAAGAACAAAAAAACTTATTGATTATGGATGCAAACAACATACTTTTCCAAATGCCCTTTGATGAAAGCAATGGGGCAACAATTGCGTATGATTACAGCCAAAACCGTGCGGATGGCGTTGTGAATGGGGCGCATTTCGTGCAAGGTAAGAACGGCAATGCCATTTCGTTTTCCGGCAATGACACGTGCGAGGTTTCCAAGCGTGTGTTGCCCAACATGAATGTTGAATTTTCAATGCTTGCTTGGGTGCAAGGGCGGCAAGCCGAATGCGGTTCACCATCCAAAATGATTTGGAACTTGAACTTTGCCGGGATGAACAACTATGTCGAAGTTATCATTGAAGCGAAGCCCGGTTCTTGGTTTTCGCTTGCGATAACAAGGCGCGGCAGCGCATATAACTTCTATGTCAATTCATCATTGATTAAGACAATCAACAATTCCGGCACACTGCAAGGCGTGTCCCTCAATCAAGACTATTACGGCGGTGATTATGGCTTTGGCTTGCTTGATGATGTCAAGATTTACAACGTGGCATTGACACAAGCCGACCTTATCAATGAAATATCCAATTCCAAACAACAAGCGTACTTGTTGGATGGTGTGGACTTCAAAACCTTTGGCGTTTACGTGTCCGGCTCTGATGGTATCTTGAACCGTCCGAAACTGAAAGCCCCGGCAAGTCTTTCTTGGGACAATTACCACGGCGAAAGTGTGGACTTGATGCACAAGTTCTATGAATCCCGCGAAATCACGTTGTCTTGTTTTGTCAAGGCAGAATCCAAGATGGATTTCATCAAACGTGTTTCGGAATTTGAAGCACAATTTGACAAGAAAGGAACAAACCGCCTTGTTATTGATGTCCACCCGATTAAACCTTTGATTTATGAGGTCTATTGCAAGGATGCAATCGAAATCACAAAGGAATGGTCGGATGAACTGATGGTTGGCACATTCAAGTTGAAGTTGATTGAACCCGAACCCGTGAAGCGTGTTTTGAAGCATATCCGCATATCTGATGCGACAAGGACTTGCACAATCACTTTGACAACAAACAAACTTGTAAACGTGTATTGGGGTGATGGTGAGGTGGATTATGACATTTCCGGCGACAAAAAGACAATCACGCACAATTACACACAGAACGGCGACTTTTTCCCGGTGATAACCGGGTGCATTGAGGAAATAACGGACTTTAACACAAATGCAATTGTAGTATGGGAACGAATTTAATCATTCGGAAAGCGGATGGAAGCCTTGTGCCTATTCAGAACAGGCGCACGGCAACCCGCGTAACATCCGGCAGGCAGAATTGGGCATTGAACGCGGAAGATACCTTGAATATCACCGTTGAATCGCCCTTTCCCCAAAAATACAGCATTGGGGATGTTATCACCGTGTTTGGGCGCGACTACAAGTTGAATCGTTTGCCCAAGGTGAAGCGAACCGGGATGCACGAATTTTCCTATGATTTGGAATTTGAGGGCATACAATATGACTTGTTGCGTGTTACATACGACTTGACCATTGACACGACCAACAACCAATTGCAGGATGTGCAAGGTGATTCCTTGACGGGCGATTTGCACCGTTTTATGGTGGTGTTGATTGCGAATGCAAATCGTGTGTTCCCCGGCAAGTGGTTTTTGGGGACTTGCCCTGAAACAATCGGCGACAAGACATTGACATTTGGAGAATCCGACAATTGTTTGTCGGTTCTTCAAAATCTTTGTGGCGCATCAAATTTCAATGTGGAATTTGAGATTGAAACGGCAAACGGCATTCACACAATCAATTTGAAAGAACGTGTTGGACAAACCTTGCCTTATACTTTCATGTACGGCAAGGGGAATGGCTTGTATGCCTTGAATCGCGACAATGTTTCATCCTCAAACATTGTTACCCGTTTGAAAGTGTACGGCAGCACGGAAAACATAACAATGAAGTATCGTGCCGACCGACTTTGTTTGCCCGGCAAGAACAAGGCGCAATCATACATTGAGAAGCCCGAAGCCGTGGCGAAATATGGTGTCTTTGAAGCCCGAAAGAACTTTGACAATATCAAGCCCACATACACGGGCGTTGTTAGTGCCGTTGTTGCCGGGAATGTGCTTCAATTCAAAGATAAGGATTTCCCATTTGACTTGAACGCAAAGGAAGCGGACGGAGTAACAACAAAATATCTTATTGTCGGTGTAGATGCAAAGATTCACTTCAACACGGGCAACCTTGCCGGGTATGATTTCACGGTGAACAAGTACGACCATGCGACACGCACTTTCACGTTGAACAAATTAACCGATGATAGGGGCGATGTGTTCCCGTCTGAAACATCCGTGGCATTCCAATTCGGTGTTGGCGATGAATACAAGATTACCGATATTGCCTATTCGGAAGATATAGAGCAAGCAGCCGAAAACAAGTTGGCGGAGGAAGCAAACAAGTATTATGACCAAAACAGCCAACCAAAGGTTCAATATGGATTGACCGTTACAAAGGAGTGGTTGAAATCCCTTGTCGATGCAACGGATGATAAGATTGTGAACGTGTTTGCCCCCGGTGATTATTTGCACGTTGTGGATGATGATATTGATGTGGACAAGTCGGTTCGTATCAAGTCATTCACACGCAACATTCTTGACCCTTACGATTATACCCTGACCATTTCAGACATTACCACCAACACGCAAATCATTAACCGTGTGATTTCTGATTTGGTGGACATTGACAAGGTGTTGAACATCAACAACCTAAAAGACCCGACAAGGGCGCGGGCAAATTGGCGGTCAAGTCGTGAAGTGTTGGACATGGTGTTTGACCCGGAGGGCGACTATTACACCGACAAAATCAAGCCAAATTCGATTGATACCCTTGCATTGTCCGTTGGGGCAAAATCAATGCAATTCGGTTTGACCAATACCGTGTTTCAGCCCAACTATAACGGCAATAAGAATGTCGTGAAGTGGCAAGGTGGTGTCTTGACCCATTACACCATCAATGAAGAAACGGCGGTGTCTTGGGTTCTTGCCGATGGGCAAATGACACTTTCCAAGGATTCCGATGCTTACTACATATATGCCAAATGTGCAAAGAGTGGGCAAGCCGGAACAATCGTGTTCACCCAAGAGCAACACAAGGTGAATGAGGATGCCAACTATTATTATTTTTGGATTGGTGTTCTTAATTCGGTGGATGTTGAATTGAAAGCCCGTTCCATTGCCTTGACCTATGGTTTTACGATGGTAAACGGTCGTTTCATCAAGACCGGGCGCATTGAATCGGCAGATGGCACAACATATTTTGACCTTGACAATTCCGAAATCGGCGGGCGCATTGTGTTCACCTCAAATGGGCAGGAAAAGACACTTGAAGAATTGGGAAATGAAGCCCTTGAAAGCAAGGATTTCATCAATAACACATTGCCCGGCATTTTGTCCGAAATCCAATCACAACTTGACGGACAGATTGAACAATGGTTTGATACCTACAATCCAACCTTGAACAATGCCCCGGCAAATCAATGGACAACAACCGCTGACAGGGAAATTCACTTGGGCGATTTGTTCTATAACACCGACACGGGCAAGGTGTTCCGCTTCATCAAGAACGGCAATGTCTATTCATGGCAGGAATTGCAGGATTCCGAAGTTGCGCAAGCCTTGGCGATTGCAAATGATGCCCTGAAACTTGCCGGAACAAAGCGGCGCATTTTCACTTCAACCCCTTACACCCCTTATGAAGTGGGCGATTTATGGGTTCAGGGCACAAGCGGTGATATTATGCGATGCAAAACCGCACGTGCATCCGGGGCATATTCATCCGGCGATTGGGAAAAGGCTTCAAAGTACACCGACAACACGGCATTCAACAACTTTGTCAATACCACGTACACAAATGCCATTAACGATTTGACAAACCAAATTGACGGCAAGATTGAAACATGGTTTCAGACAACCGACCCGGCAACATCATGGACAACAACGGCATTGAAAAAAGCACACGTTGGCGATATGTGGTTTAGGACTGACAAGAACACGTTGTGGAGATATTCAGGTTCTTACACATGGCAGCAGATACAAGACCAAAAGGCGATTGATGCCTATAATGCCGCAAGCAAGGCACAAGACACGGCAGACGGTAAAAGACGGGTGTTTGTATCAACACCGAAACCGCCTTATGATATTGGCGATTTGTGGGTTGATGGAAAGGAATTGCGCCGTTGTATCACCAAACGAACAGCCGGGTTATATGTCGCAAATGATTGGGTTATTGCGGTGGATTATGACAATACAAAGACTGTTATTGACGGTGGTATTGTAACATCCGGCACAATTCAGGTTGCGGGCGACAACAAAAGCATCCTTGCAGGTATCACGGGACAAGGCACGGCGGCAAGTTCAATCCGCTTTTGGGCTGGTGCATCCTTTGAAAACCGAGCAACAGCCCCTTATAGAGTTATGCAAGACGGTTCGGTTGTCATGGAAAAAGCCATTGTCAAAGGCGAAGCGTATATAAACAAAGGAACTATCAAGAATGCCACATTGAATGATGTTGTCATAAATGGTGCATTCACAAATACCTTTAAGGATGGTTTTTACATACTTGGTGGGGATGGTAGTATTATCGTATCAACGCCGGGATTGCAGAACAACAACAATGTCGTGATTCCGTCACAAGGTGGTACGTGGGCTTATTCAATATCAATTCCATTTAGCAACAAATACAATGGTTTTCGTGCAATCATTATGAATGGGCGATTTAACAACGCATTCCCCAATGGTATATTGAAGGCAAATGCGCCAAGTGGAAAGTATTTCTATGAAAACGGGAAAACATCAAATAGCCTTGTATTGAATGAATATGAAGCCGTTGAAATGATTGGATATGGTGATGATAATACCTTTTTCGGTTGGATTATATTAAGGCGATTTTACACGAACCCGCAACACATGAGAGGTCGCCCACTTCATGCTTCATACATGGGAATTGTAACCAGTTCGGGTACATTGTCAAAAGTGATGCGCTATGACAATGCCACCGTAACCGTATCACGCACAGACGCGGGAAGATATAAAGTAACTATCAACCCCGGCTTTTCGGCTGTGAATAATTACATGGTGTTTGCAACGTGTGATGCAACAGGACAAGGAAAGACCGGGCGATTTGCGGCGGTATATGATAAAACAACAAATGGTTTCATGGTTTACACGGGTGATGATAATTCACCAAATGATTCCGGGTTTGTATTTATGATTATCAACACAACAGACTTTTAACCGGGTAATAACTTGGGCATATCCGGGAACTTGTACCCAAGTTATTCACATTGTGTTACTATAACACATATAAGGTGTAATTTTGCAAACGAATTAAAATTTCAGAAAATGGACAAAACAAGGTCGGGCGAATTTGTGTCGCCCCAAATCGGCAAAATGGGCATTATTGACGGTTTGAACAATGGTGATTTCACCTTGCCGGACGGTCAAGTGTTCAATATCAAGAATGATGGCGTGCAGCCCGTGAAATTATCGGTGCAGCTTGCCGGAATGAGTGATGGCGATTTCATCGAAACGCAATTTGATTGCGGTTGGAATCCCGAAATAATTAAGGCGGTGAAGCAAACTTCATTGTCGGGTATCAACTTAAAATGGGGTTACTAATATGGGACTTTTAATTGGCGTTGGCGGCACAAAGCCGTCTTTCCCTTACGATTATTATTATGGCATTGAGTGGGACATTACCGTGTCCAACAAGAAGCCAACGAGAATCGGCAAAATGGAACTTCACCAATCTTTGCCGCTTCAAAGCATGATGCGCCGTTGCATCCTCAAAGATGATGGCACGGTGAATTATTACTTGCACGCAAACGATTCAACCAAGCGCGACAATGGAGCGGCGGCAGACCTGACGGGCGCACATGGTCAATATATGGTTGAAGTGCCGGATATGTATGTGCGTTTTGAAATGGACGGCAACAAATGCCGACACTTGCAATCCACACAGCCTTTGCCCGGCTTCAAAAAGTGGCGCAAGGACTATATTTCGGCGGTTGAAGCAACCGTTCACAGACCGACAAACACCCTTTGCGCGGTTGTGAACAATACGGCGGATTATCGCGGTGGCGGCAATCAAGCCGATTGGGATGCGTTGAGCAAAACACAACTTGGAAAGCCCGCAACAAACATCAACTTAAACAATTTCCGTGCGTATGCCCGCAAACGCGGTTCAACCGAATGGAATTGCAACTTGTACCAAACCCACAAGAAATTGTGGTGGTTGTTCGCCGTTGAATACTGCAACTTTGATTCACAAGACGGATTCAATGCCGAATTGACGGAAGAAGGGTTTAGACAAGGCGGATTGAGTGCAGGTATAACCACCTTGAACGGCACGAAATGGTCTAACTTCTGCGGCTATTATCCCGTAATTCCTTGCGGCACGACAAACAGCCTTGGAAACCACACGGGCGTTGTTGAATACACCATGCCGGATGAATACGACCCCGGTGTTGTGGTGAAAGTCAATGTCCCGTCTTATCGAGGTGTTGAAAATCCATTTGGGCATATTTGGAAGTGGACGGATGGTTGCAAGTGCTTGATTCAGTCAGAAACCAACGGCGGCTTGTCGGAATTTTATGTTTGCGATGACCCGGCGGCATTCACAAGTTCAGGCGTTGCGAACTATACCTTGCGCGGCAACTTGCCACGAAAAGAGGGCTATGTGAAACAACTTATTCTTGGCGAGGATGGCGAGATTATGCCCCTTGAAGTAGGTGCAGGAAGTACAACGTATTTTTGCGATTACTTCTATACCAACATCCCGACAAGTGGAGTTTCGGAACGTGGCGTTTTGTTCGGCGGTATTGCGAATTCTGGTGCGTATGCGGGGTTCGTGTGTGCGCATACGAATTATTCGGCTGCGCTTGCGACTATCGGTTCTCGGCTTTGCTTTTATCCCCAAATCAAACAAATCGAAGAAGCGGCGTAAAATGGTGGCTTGATGTCTTGAAAGAAACAAAATAAAAGGTTGTCTGATGTCGTGGCGTTTTGTTCAGCGGTAATGCGAATAATGGTGCGAATGCAGGGTTCGTGTATGCGAATACGAATAATACGGCTACGAATGCGAATATCGGTTCTCAGCTATGCTTGTAAAAAATATAGTTGCATATCGGAAACCTTGCCACAAAAACAACCCAACCGGGGTTGAATGAGTTGGAGCAATCCAACGGCAAAAAATAGACTAAGTAAAACGGTTTTGGTAGGGGCAACCCGAAGAATCCTAATATACAAGCAAACTTGAAGTAATGAAAAGAGTTGGCAACATATTTGAAAAGGTGATTTCCCTTGAAAATTTACGCCTTGCAGACGAAAAGGCGCGAAAGGGGAAGTTGCATTCTTATGGTGTGCAGCTTCACGACAAAAACCGTGAAGCCAACTTGTTGGCATTGCATGAGAGTTTGAAAAACGGCACTTTCAAGACTTCAAAATATCATGTTTTCAAAATTTATGAGCCAAAGGAACGTGAAATTTTCCGCTTGCCGTATTATCCCGACCGCATTTTGCATCATGCGATAATGAATATACTTGAACCCATTTGGGTGTCGGTGTTCAACAAGAACACGTATTCATGTATCAAAAACCGGGGAATCCATGCGTGTGCCAAGGATGTGAAACATACCTTGAAGAAAGACCCGGACGGGACACGGTATTGTCTGAAAATTGATGTCCGAAAGTTTTATCCGTCTATCGACCACGAGATATTGAAAACGGTTGTCCGGCGGAAAATAAAAGATGGTCGCCTTTTGGCATTGCTTGATGAAATCATTGATTCCGTTCCAAGCGGTGTGCCAATCGGCAACTATCTTTCCCAATACTTTGCAAACCTATTCATGGCGTATTTTGACCATTGGTTGAAAGAAACCAATGGTGTAAAGTATTATTGGCGTTATGCCGATGATATTGTGATTCTTGCACCGAATAAAGATGTGTTGCATTCCTTATTGCATGAAATACGTGCATACTTGCGCGACAATCTGAAATTGAAAGTCAAACG